TAGGCCTTGAGCCGTTTTTATGAGGTATTGGTTATGTCTGGTTGGATTGATGTAAAGTATGCTAACCTTCTCTCTGTTCAGTTAGAGAACTTTAAGGTTAAAAAAACAAATCCTTATCTTGCTAATTGTAGATGTCCTCTCTGTGGTGACAGTCAGAAGGATCGGAAAAAAGCAAGAGGTTATATCTATCAAAAGTTAAATGCTCTGTTTTACAAGTGCCACAACTGTAGTGCTGGTACTACTCTTGGTAATCTGTTAAAGCAGGTAAATCCCTCTCTATATGATCAATATAAACTTGAAAGATATAAGGAAGGATTTGATATTGGTAATGCGGCCAAACCACATTCAAAAGTAGAATTTAATTTTGAAACTCCAATGTTTCAGGAGAAAAGTCCTCTTGAAAGGTTGTTGACTCCACTTTCGGAATTACCAGATCATAATCCGGCAATACGATATGCCAAATCGCGTAGAATTCCTCGTGATAAATTTTCGGATTTATACTATATTGATGATGTAAAGAGAATCGAAGAATTATCTCCAGAATATAGAGATAGAATTCCTGGTATTGAACCGAGGCTTGTTCTGCCGTTTCGAAATCGTTCCGGAAATTTAATTGGGATTACATGTCGAGCACTTGGTAAAAGTAATTTAAGATATTTAACTATTCAAATTGACAATTCAGAACGAATGGTTTATAATTTAAATAATATTGATAAATCGCAGACCGTTTATTGTGTAGAAGGACCAATTGATAGTTTATTTTTACCAAACTGTATTGCCGTAGCATCAGCAGATTTGGAATCCATACGTAATATTATACCAAAACATAATACAACTTTAGTCTTTGATAATCAACCTCGCAATCCAGAAGTTGTAAAAATCATGCGCGGTTCGATGAAAAATGGATGGAATGTAGTGGTGTGGCCTGACACCATAGTTGAGAAGGATATTAATGAAATGATAATGTCGAAAAAAGATCCAGTTGAGATTCTCGATGTGATAAATACGAATACCCACTCGGGTCTATCCCTACGAATGAAACTTAATGCTTGGAGTAAATGCTGATGAATGTACGTCTTATATCATATTCCCAGGCTCCGGCCGGAGACTTTATTGGCCTCGACGACATTCAAGATTTGGTAGCATATTGCGCAAGAGTTTCAAATCCAAGCAATCAAAATAATTCCGAGACATCGGCGAAACTCATTAAGTATCTGATCAAGCACAAGCACTGGTCGCCGCTTGAAATGGTGAGTGCATGCCTGGAAATTGAAACGACTCGAGATATTGCTCGTCAGATCCTACGTCACCGTTCCTTCTCGTTTCAGGAATTTAGTCAGCGATATGCAGATCCCACAAAGGATCTAGAGTTTGTAATTCGTGAGGCTCGTTTACAGGATGAGAAGAACCGCCAGAATAGTGTAGAGGTGGATGATCCCAAACTGCAACAGGAATGGGATACACTTCAGCAGATGGTAATCGAAGATGCTCGTGCTGCATATCAGTGGGCAATTAGTAAAGGTATTGCGAAGGAACAAGCCCGATCGGTATTACCTGAAGGGCTCACTATGTCTCGCATGTATATGAATGGTACTCTTCGTTCTTGGGTTCATTATATCGAGCTTCGATCTGCTAATGGCACTCAAAAAGAACATATGGAAGTTGCACAGGCATGCGCAGTAGAAATTGCTAAAATCTTTCCGTTGATGGAGAATTTAGGTGAGTGAGTTTTACGAATTTTTAAAAGAGTCAGGTGCCGATACATTAAATCATAGTGGCAGAACTCTATTTGATCATCTCGTAGGTGTCGAGCAACTTTTAAAAAAGCATGGAAGATCAGAGACTGAACAAAGGGCTGGGTTATTTCATTCAATCTATGGGACCGAATATTATACAAAATCTGAATCTTTGAATATTCAGAGAGACAAGATAAGAGAATTAATTGGAGAGCAGTCGGAATTGCTCGCATTTCTTTTTTGTAAAACAAAGGGACGGACACAGCGCATTGTCGAGGATGATTGGTTTCGTGAGCCAGAAAGAACTCAGTTACGTTGGATTGAGTACTGCAATTTAATTGAACAAAATCCAGATAGGGCAGATCATTGGGTAGATATATTGGAAGAAAAGTTGGAAATTAATGGCTGATTTACAAGTATTACCTATTTTTCCAACTCCTTTTGGTATTATAAATTTTGGTGAGCAGGCAAGAGAATTAAATAAAACTCTTGTAAAAAATATTGATGATGAGCGATTAAAGCATCAGGTTGAAACGGAAACAAGAACCTTTTCAGGTACACCGGGTGCTTGGCAATCAAAATTGGGACTTGAAAATCATTACGATAGTTTTAGTTTACTTAGAGATCTTGTGCACCAGGTTGCATTGCCGACTCTTTCTCAGTTTGGTTGGAATCCAGACTTTATAAATGAATATACCACAACCGGTAACTTTTGGGCAAATGTAATTTTTGATAAAGGCGGTTGGTCTCAACCACATACACACGGCAATGGGAATACATTACTGGCAGGAGTTTATTATCCAAAAGGTACTGAAATCGTTGAAAATTTAGATGAATTTAATCATACTGATGTGATGTTGTCGAGTAAAACAGTGCGTGAAGAAGGCTGTCTTGTTCTACTTGATCCGGCAAGAGGGGTTAAAGGACAAGTAAAGGGTGATATAGATTCGTTACGGCATTATCCGTATTACGGAAGTAGCATATATATTCGTCCCCGGGAAAGTCTACTTGTCCTGTTTCCGGCTTGGTTAGAACATTATGTAACACCGGTTTTAACTACCGAAAAAAGATATAGTATTTCGTTTGGTGTAAATAAAAACAAAGCGAGAATTAAAGAGGATATTTAAATGGAACATATGGGAATTACCATCGATCCAAACCGAGATACATTATTTGATGAACTCGGTACACTACGTCTTAAAGAATCATATATGATGGACGATGAGATCAGTCCGCAGGAGAGATTCGCGTATGTTTCAAAAACTTTTGGAAGTAACAATGATCATGCTCAGCGCCTTTATGATTATGTTAGCAAGCACTGGCTTTCTTATTCTACTCCTATTTTATCTTATGGTCGTTCTAAGCGGGGTCTGCCTATATCTTGCTATCTTAACTTTATCAACGATACTGCAGAAGGACTCGTAGAGAATCTTTCAGAAACAAATTGGCTATCAATGCTTGGAGGAGGAGTTGGAATTGGTTTTGGAATTCGTAGTGCTGATGATAAGTCTACTGGTGTCATGCCTCATCTTAAAATGTATGATGCTTCTTCCCTCGCTTACCGTCAAGGTCGCACTCGTCGTGGTTCTTACGCCGCTTATCTGGACATATCTCATCCCGATATTTTACTCTTTTTGGAGATGAGAAAACCAACTGGAGATCAAAACTTTCGTTGTCTTAATTTACACCATGGAATAAATATCACTGACGACTTCATGCAGGTCATCGAAAATAAGATGATGAATAAGGATGCAGATGATTCATGGGAACTCCGTGACCCTCATACAAAAGAAGTAAGAGATGTCGTGTCTGCTACTGATCTGTGGCAACGTCTTCTCGAAATGCGTATGCAGACCGGTGAGCCCTATGTTCATTTTATTGATGAATCAAATCGCAAATTACCAAAGTGGTTGCGCGATGCCGGATTGGAAATTAACCAGTCAAATCTTTGTTCTGAAATTATTTTACCAACAAATAAAGAGAGGACTGCAGTTTGTTGTCTCTCGTCAGTAAACTTGGAATATTTTGATGAATGGTCAAAGGATAAAAAGTTTCTTGGAGATATTCTCGAGATGCTCGACAACGTTCTCCAAAAGTTTATTGATGATTCTCCTGATACCATTTCTCGTGCTAAGTTCTCAGCCATGCGCGAGCGATCCGTGGGAGTTGGAGCACTTGGATTTCATGCCTACCTTCAGCGAAAGAGAATGCCATTCGAATCTGCCCTTGCTAAATCCGCTAACCTCCGAATGTTTAGGCATATCCGAAAAGGACTTAACGAGGCTAATAAGAGATTGGGAACAGAACGAGGAGAAGCTCCAGACGCAAAAGGAACTGGACTTCGTTGCAGTCACGTTATGGCAATCGCACCAAATGCCTCAAGCTCAATTATCATGGGGAATACCTCTCCCAGCATCGAACCGTGGAGAGCAAATGCCTATCGTCAAGATACTCTATCAGGTGCGTTTTTAAACAAGAATAAGTATCTTGATGAGTTACTCAAGGATAAATGCAAGGTTGATGATTCACTTGACTATGATAAAATTTGGTCAAGTATCATTGCTAATGATGGATCGGTTCAACATTTAAAATGTCTTGATGATTACGAGAAAGATATATATAAAACCTCAATGGAAATTGATCAGAGATGGGTAATTGAACATGCGGCAGACAGACAAGAGTTTATTGACCAGTCGCAATCGCTTAATGTTTTCTTTCGTCCAGATGCAAATATTGCATATCTACACGCAGTTCATTTCCTGGCTTGGAAAAAGAAGTTGAAAACTCTATACTACTGTCGTTCAGAAAAGATTGGTAAGGCAGACAGAGTATCAAAGAAAATTGAGAGACAGATCATTCAAGAGATTGATATGACAGCCATTGCTGCAGGAGAGGAATGTTTAGCATGCGAGGGGTAAAGGTTATCACAGCACTAAAGGAATACTTCAATGGCAAATAAACTCAAGCTACAGGATGAAAGAGATTATTTTAAGCCATTTCATTATCCATGGGCATACGACATGTGGCTCAAGCACGAGCAGTCACACTGGCTTCATACTGAAGTTCCGATGCTAGAGGATGTCAAGGATTGGAAGAATCAGTTGACCACCGAGGAAAAGTATTTCCTTACAAATATCTTTCGGTTCTTTACACAGTCAGATATCGATGTTGCAGGTGGATATGTCAAGAACTATCTCCCCAACTTTCCGCAGCCTGAAATCCGTATGATGCTTACTGGCTTTGCGGCTCGAGAAGCACTACATGTTGCTGCTTATTCGCACCTTATTGAATCGCTGGGTATGCCAGAAACTACATATAACGAGTTTCTTGAATATGATGCCATGCGTGAAAAGCATGAGTACTTCATGTCGAAGGTTGACAATGGTGCTATTCTGCCTGTAAAGATGGCGGCGATTTCCGCCTTCACCGAGGGTCTTGCTCTGTTCAGTTCATTTATCATGTTACTGAACTTTCCTCGGCACGGCAAGATGAGGGGTATGGGTCAGATTGTAACTTGGTCAATTGTAGATGAGACACAACATGCTGAAGGAGTTATTAAGTTATTCCGTACATTTGTTGAAGAAAATCGTGAACTATGGAATAATGAAACTAAATCACAGATTTACACCATTGCGACTAAAATGGTTGAGCTTGAGGATAAGTTTGTGGATCTGGCTTTTCAAATGGGCAAGGTCGAAGGGTTACGTGACTACGAAGTCAAAGAATATATCCGGTACATCGCCGACCGCCGACTGATTTCTATGGGACTCAAAGGTATTTTCAAAGTCAAGAATAATCCTCTGCCATGGGTCGAAGCAATGATTAACGCACCAACACATACCAACTTCTTCGAGAACCGAGCAACTGATTATGCTAAGGGTGCTTTATCTGGTTCTTGGGATGAGGTGTGGGCTAACTAAAGAGGGACTAATGGCTCCAGTAAAACAAGAAATATTATGTAATGACTGTCTCGCCGAATTTGAAATTAAATTTGACGAAGAAGAACACGAACCTGTATATTGCCCTTTTTGTGGAGCTGATTTATTTTGGGATGACGAAGAAGACGATGATGAATTTGAACTAGACAACTGGAATGATCCAGACAATGATGAATACGAATGACATGGTACTATAATGGAGAACCTTTTACCAGTGAAATGATTGAAGATAATATCGGTTTCGTATATTGTATAACCGATACTCGTAATGGACTGAAATATATTGGTAAGAAGGGATTAATATCAAAACGCAAGATGCCACCACTGAAAGGTATGAAGCGAAAGAGAACGAAGATAGTGGAAACAGACTGGGCGACCTACTATGGGT